CGGGCTGTTGATCGTTAGAGTTTGATTAATAGTCTTGCTGCTGTCTGTTGATCCAGATCCGCTTGATGCCACTAGCGTCCCTGTTCCCTGACTACGACTGTAGGCCTGCCCCTGCATACTCGATACCATACTGGAAAATGAAACGCCCTGAGCGCTTCTGACTAAGTCTGCAGGTATAACTGCCTCACCCTTGTGCAGGATTGCAAGTCCCGTCTTAGGCACATAATCAGTTCCAAGTGCGTACGCCGGCAATGTGCTCGTGGTAGTTGCGGTCGTGGATCCTCCGCCTCCCATAGCTGCTTTGATTCCGTCAACGATTCCACCAGCAAAGCCGAGTACCTTTTCTTTGAGCCAGTCACCCGAGGCGGTTATACCGTCCCAGATGTTGGTAACGATGTCCGTTCCGATATCCACCATTTTGCCGGGAAGATCTGTGAAGAACTCAACGATCTTATCAATAACCTTGGGGATCTCCGTTGTCGCACTTGCGATCATGTCGTCTTTCCATGTGATTATCTTTGCTATTACCCCGGCGATAGCATCATAGATTTTGCCGGGCAGCGCTGTGAAGAAGTCCACAACATTTGAGATGATCAGCGGAACGTTCGTTACGATCCATGCGATAACGTCAATGCCCCACTGGATGATTGACCCGATCGCAAGACCGAGCGCAAGCCCCAATTGAGCAGGCAGACCATTGAAGAAATCGATAATGTTTTGAATCATAATCGGTACATTTGTTGCTATCCATGCGATAACGTCAATGCCCCACTGGATGATTGACCCGATCGCAAGACCGAGCGCAAGCCCCAATTGAGCAGGCAGACCATTGAAGAAATCGATAATGTTTTGAATCATAATCGGTACATTTGTGGCAACCCACGTTACTACGCTTGCACCCCAGGCAACTATAGCATCTATAATGCCTTGGAAAAATCCGCCCACAATGCCGGGAAGCTGTGCAAACCAATCAGAAATCGATTGAACGACTCCGCTTGCCGCAGTGGTTACCGCCTCGGGTGATCCTCCGAGTCCGCCCGTGACGCTCGCGATAATGTCTGATCCTACTTTCGCCCAGTCCACGGTTGTAAATGCCGTTATGATTGCTGTTATGATCGTCGGAATCATTGCGATTAACTGCGGTATTGCCGTGATAAGCCCCGTCGCAAGCGCCACTATAATCTGAATTGCAGCACTGAGCAGCAAGGGAAGATTCTCGATCAAGGTTGTTACAATGGTCGTGATTAAGGTCGGGAGCATTGCCACCAGTTGAGGAATCGCGGATACAATACCAGTGATCAGCCCCACAACTATTTCAATAGCAGCCGTGAGTATCATCGGCAGGTTATCCGTCAGGACGGTAACAATAGTTTCGATCAGCTTCGGCAGGTATGAAATAAGCTTAGGTACCGCCGATGCTATACCCTTAACAAGAGCAATCACGATCTGAATAGCCGCGGTTAAAATAGCCGGGAGGTTATCGATCAGCAGATTGCACACCGTGTCTATGATCGTGGGGACATATGAAATAAGCGTAGGAAGAGCATTTGATATGCCGTTAATAATTGAGATCAGCATCCCCATGCCCGCCGTTAGCAGTTGCGGGACCGCGGCAAGAAGTCCCGTTGCAAGTACCGTAACCAGAGACATGACAAGATTAGTAATTAAAGGCAGATTGTCCGATATGGCTGTTGCAAGGGATGATATAATCCCGATCCCAGCCGTTGACAGCATAGGCATTTGTGCCGTAAGAGCGGTTAATAGCGTTGTCAGGAATCCGCTTGCCATTGTTACGACAGCCGGGGCCTCTGCCGCTATACCTGATATGATCTGACCAACCACTCCACCGGCAGCCTTAATAAGCCCAGGTATTCCGTCTTTAGCGAAAGCATCGGTAAGTGTCTGTACGGCGCCGATCGCCTGCGGCAGAAGGGTCTTGGTCATGCCGTCTGAGATAGGCTTAACGACTTCGCCAACCAAGCTATTCGCATTATCCTTGAGCGTGGATATCAAACCGTCGAACGTAGTCGACGCGGTTTCCATGCCCTTGTAGAACTGTCCACCCTCGGATGTCGCTGTCTTGAATGCTGCCGTGAGTTCATCTGCAGATATGCCGCCCTTGGACATGCGGTCCGTGAGCTCCGTCATTGACTCGCCGGTTGTTTCCGAGATGACTTTCAGCGGGTTAAATCCGCTCTCTACCATCTGCTGATAAGTCTCGCCCGTTAATTTGCCCATCGAACTGGCTTTGCCGAACGCGCTTGTAAGGGTGTTCAGCTTTTCAGCGTTCCCGAGAGACACATCTCCGAGCATCGTGAGTATTCCAGTCGAATCATCAGCCGATACTCCGAATGCCAGGAGCGTAGTTGTTGCGGTTGCCAGATCGGACATTTCAAACGGTGTCGACGCGCCCAACTTCTTGAGTTCATTGACCTTGTTTACCGCCGCCTCTTCGCTCCCAAGCATCGTTGTGAAGCTAGCGGTGTAGTTTTCCATCTGTGCGTTGTACTTGACGCCAGAGACGACCATAGCACCCATGCCGGTAGCCACGGCAGCAAGAGCCCCAACGGTGATACCCGCCATTGCTGAAGCGGCTCCGCCTATCGCCCCAAAGCCTTTTGAAGCAAAGGAACCAAGCCCCGACAAACCAGACGTAAAACCGGACTGATCTAGTTCGGTTCCAATTTTGACTGTGCCGTCGTTTGCCATGCTTCCACCACCTTTTTATAGTGAAAATCATCGGCACTAAGGCACTACTTGATTTTGATTTCGAATTCTTGCTTGCAATTTCGCCCTTTGCATCGGACGAATACGCCTTTGCACTGACCTGTATCGTCATATTCAACAGGCATTTCATAGCCACAGTGCGGGCATTTAACTTTCTTTCTCACTGTCGACCTCTTTCATTTTCTGGTTGATGTGCTTGAGCATGTCCGCATCCCTCTTTGCGAGTGCCATTTTACTATCAGCATTCGCTTCTGATTCGAGTGCGTACAGCTTTTTCATTTCCAGATAGAACTTCTTTTGTGATTTATCCATACCGGTTGTATTGGCAACCCTGTATGACATGATCTTGGACATTTTCAAATCTTCATTAAGGGATTCGAACAGCGCCTTGAACTTCCACCAGTGCAGATCCTTGCTCATAAGGTCCTGCAAGTCGCACTTGTATTGCGTGACAAAAGCAGAGTAGATATACGGCGCGTCCTGCTCGAAACAGTAGCACCGCTTCTGGTTCGAGATGCCTTTGCTTTTCTTCTCTGGCTTGGGATCTTTGCCGCCTCGATAGAACCACATCATTTTTTCAAACGCCTGGTTAATGTCAGCCGGCATATTCTCGCCATAGAACAATTCAAGAGCGGCTTCGACGCGGCTGTTATCATCCCGGGCAGAATCGAAGATGCAGATTTCAATTAGAACGAATGTTCGAAATCCATAATTGACAGGATATTTCAAGCCGTCTATTACGACCTCGTGCGGCAGTTCGTCAATCAGGATGTTCATGTTACCTTACCCGTTTAGGAGAGTACTTCGTTGTAATCTCAAGCTTGGCCTCTCCGACTATCCCACAGAATTCATAGTATGCGTTCTGTGCTGTCATGGAGTTCTTGCAGTCAGCGAGAACATCGGTGCCGGTTGCCGTTATGAAGAACTGCTTGAACATGTCAAGCATTGCCCTGTTCATGTCGCTCATTTTCTTAGTTTTTGATGCGTCCTGAAGCTTCTTTTCTGACCAAGAGAGCTGATCGACTGCCTTTTCGAAAGACTCGGAATGATCGATGTCAAAGATATCAAATTCGAACTCAACGCCATTAATTTTCATTGTCATAAAATTCCCCTCCTCAAAAGGAAAGCGGGGCATATTTCAGCCCCGCCGGTTGATTAAGCAGCAGTGGTAAAGTCGGTACCGGATGCGGCCAGACACTGACCGTAGATGTCAGCCACGCCAGCAACAGAAATGAGATACTTCGTTGTTGCGGCCAGAGTAGTGGACGGTGTGATTGTAAGAATTTTCTTGGTTGCATCCCACGACTGTGCAGCCGCGACGATATCACCAGTAACTGCATTGAGCAAGGACACTGCAGATCTGGCAATGGCATTGTTAAATGTCAGCACCATACTGGATGTCTTTACAACGGCTGTAGCGGCATCAGCCGGAACAACAGAGGAGAGAGCAACAGCAAGGATTGAGCCAGGTACATAGGTGTATTCAGTGGGCTTACCACCGCATGATTTCAGCTCGATTTCGATAGCAGAATTCTCTCCTGCATTACCGCTGCCGTCTGAACTAACCACGATCGCGATCTGACCAGTTTCTCCGACGCCTGTCACCATGTTGTAATAGGCGTAGTTTGTTACGCATGCTTTGCCGATGCCGAACTTAACGGCAAACCCGAGCATGTAATCCTGTGCAGCATCGCCGATATAGCGATCTCCGCCGAGTTTGAATGTTCTCTGGTTTCCGGTCTTTGTTGTTGTCGGACCCATGCGGATATAGGTTTTTTCATGAAGCGACGGATTGAGTTGAGCGTCCACGCCCTCCATGAATAAGCCGACAACGCCATATGCCGCGATTAAGGTCGGCACAGCATTGGACGGATCCATGTCGATAGCAAGAACAAACTCGTCGTTCACAGCCGAGCCGACATAAGTCGGATTCGTTGTAATTCCTGTCATTAAGGTTGATACAAGCATTTGTTATTCCTCCTCGTAATAAGTTACTTTGCACTGCAGCATGTATTTTGCCACGGTGCAAGCTTCATTGACTTCTGCGACATTCGGCATATTCTGCAGTGATTCGATTTTCTGCATCTTGCATTTATTGCCAAAGTCCGGCAGTGCTTTTGCTTTGTTCTGTGTGTCTATCCAATCGCCGAACGATTGCGCCAGGTTCATGGATATCAGGTTGAGATCGTCCGTGCCCTGCGAGTAGTCCAGAGAGAGCAGGATTGCAAACCCGTAAGCCTTAACTCCCGAGTTGCGCAGATACCTCTTAACCCACTTGTCGGCATAGGTTGTAACAAATCCGACCGTATTAGGTGTATCAACCGAGAAGTTGACCCCCAGAGCGTTGCCGAATATCTCAACGACATGCGGCTCAAGGTAGGCTTTCATGATGTCGTGCTTACTCATAGTCAGCCCCCTTTCAGCTTGATGTAACTTTGTACCGACTTTGTCAGATCGGACATTCGAGCGGTTTTCATAGCTTGATCCCAGTGTGAAGTAGCAAGCGCTTTCGAATATCGCAGCCTCTTGCTTGTAGGTACCTTGTATTCACCGCGAGAGTAAGAAGATCCTGTAATTGATGACACAAAAAGAATGCCCCCGAACTGATACCTGGAATATGGCGCCATGTAGTGAACCACACCGCCGCCATTCTCGACATACGTCCGGACATCATTAATCATGATGTGATTCAGTTCGGGAACATACGGCTGCATAAGCTTTCGCGCTTCGTTGGCCATGAATAATTGAACTTTGTCACCGCCTGTAGTTTCTTCAATGATCGTCTTTTCCGGCTTGTTGAACTCAAAGCTGATCTTGTTGCCCATATCAGCCACCAAACCTGTAATGCAACTGTACCGTCCCGGAGTTATCCGAGAATGCTGTTGCCTTGAATGCGCCTGGCTTATTACGGTTCAGTACCTGCGTTGCCGTGTTGGGGCTTGCAGAGGCTATCGCCTCCGAAGAAGTACCCAAGATAATCACGTCTCCCAGATTGCCAGTGAAGTATTGACCTCGGGATGCAGCAGGAATCTTGACCCATTCCGCATACGACTTGTACTTTGTACTTGCCGGGATCCTCGAAACATACGACCCTGCCATTTGTGAGGATGTACCGGAATTAACCGCCGTCTGCAAGCACTTGAAAAAACACTCAGGGAGTACAGTCTTATACCATACGTCCACAGTACCGTCCGGATTGTCCGCACCTTTAAGGCAGTTATACAAAGTAATTGTCTGATTGTAGTTCGGATTCAGTGCCACATATCTACCCCCCTGCGCATCAGCACAGTACCGGATAGGTATTTCTTAGCGATAGAGCTAATAGAGCCGTTCTTGTTCAGGAGTGCCGTTGCATCGAAGCTGCCAGACTGACCGTCGTTTCCGAATGCCGTCTGAATCATTCCTGTAGCGGTTGCTTTTTCGAGCTTGTACAGGTACTCAGCGATGTCACAGAGGCAGTCCTTGATGTCAGTCAGAACGAGCGTGATTACTTTGTCCCTGATCGTAATGGTTGCCACTGTGCTCACGATAACAACAGAAGAGAGCCGCCCGCCGGTTAAGGTGTTCATCTCCCTTTCTGCCTGCTTCTCGTAGAATGTGAATTCGGTTGCACCTATGACAGCCGTAGAACCTGCCCTGTATGTGCTCGTGTAATAGGTCGAGTCAACGATTGCTGCCATTGTGTGCCTCATTCCTTTTTCTTTGTCGGCTTTTCTGCCGGCTTGACCTCTGCATATCCCTTACCGATCCAGTAAGGGAGTTCTGCAGCGGATGTCTCGACGGTTATACCGCTATTACGTACCTGCATGATCAAGTCGTGCTCTCGTGGAGATACACGCCCTTGGCCTTGTTCTCATACACGAATGCATCGTGATACAGGAGGAACTGATACAGCCAAGAGTCTTTGATCTGGTTTGTGTCCGGATCAAAGACTTTAGGGACGATGAACTTGGGAACCTGCACAACAGCATCGGGATAGACGATCATGAAGTTGATGTCTCTGCCGGTTGTGGCTGTCTTGGCATAGCCCCATGTTGACGCACCGTCATTCAGGGTGACCTGCGTATAGAACCGCGAAGCAGGAACGAACGTAACGACCATGTCGTTGTACCCGGCGATAACGGTATTAACAACACCGTCAGACCCGAACTGGCGTGTCAGAGAGGCGTTCAGAGCAGGCTTGAGATTGGAGTTGATGAAAAGCTTTCTGCCGGCTGTAGGAACTTCATCAGCGTCCATCTGACGAACTGCTTCGTCAATGGCTGCAAGGATGTCAGTCTTTGGAAGGACCGCAGGAGTTCCGACAACGCTGATGCCTGATGCCCCGGCGTACTTAGCGAAACGGTAAGCATCGAGCTCGGGAGTTACCCAGTCGCGCATGAAATTACCGATTACGGTACCGAACGTCTTCCCGAGGGTAGCCTCGTCGTCAATTCTTCCAACAGAGATTTCCTTGCCTCTCATCTGAGCAAGGGTAAGGGTTTCCCATGTGGCCGTAACGTCACCTTTGGGATATCCGGTAGACTGACTATAGGTTCCGAGGCCAGTCGTGGCGACCTTGAGGATCTTGATCTCATTGACTCCGGAAAACTCCGAAACCATAGAGGGCGTATCAAGAGCCTGTGTGACAGACTGTGCTTTGTAGATCAGGTCAACAACAGGGGCCATTTTCGAAGCGAGTGCAATTGAGTTTGGCATAATTATTTCTCCTTATTTTGTAATCCTGCGCCCTGCATGAGTGAGGCTGTAAATGCATCAAGCACTTTTCCGCCGCCTGCTCCTGTGGGCGCTACTCCGTT